AGCCAAAACTTCATCTAACCGAGACTTAGGAACCATAGGAGCCTTAGATTTTTCAGCCTGTACCTCAACTTTTGCCTCAGCCTCTGGCTCAGCCTCTGGCTCAGCCTCTGGCTCAACTTCAGGTTCTACCTCCGCCTCTGGCTCAACTTCAACTTTTGCTTCTACCTCAACTTCTGGCTCTGGCTCTGGCTCTGGCTCAGGTTCTTCTTCCTTAGCTTCTACCTCCACTGATTCTTCTACAACTTTTTCTTCCTCCACAGGGAACTCCACCTGTTCTGCCTCTGCCTCTACTTCAGTATCTTCAAAATTAAGATCCACCTGAAAAGATTCAGCCTCGTCTTTCGTCAGTACATCTGCCCCTGGCATCCCTTTGAATTCCACATCCATCTGTTCGTTAGCCTTGGCCATTCGCACCACCTCCTGTAGGTTTCATAGCGGCAACGGCAATTTTTGACGCTGCTTGAGTTTCGGTTTGCCCCACTCTTACCTGATTGGTCATTGCTGATAACCTCTCACGTAAGCCCAATTCTTCTTGCTTCATGGCCATCTTACTTTGTAACTCTGCTACCTTAAGTTGAGGATCAGCCCCGGCACTTTGAGCTTTAGCCATATTAAGCTGTGCCATGGACTGTAGTTGAGCTATCTCTGCTTCCAGTTTTCCTATCTCTAACTGTACTGTCTGAATAGCAGCTTCAGCCTGGAATTGTTGCATCTGTGCCTCCGCCTCAGTTGGGGGTTCTGTACCCTGCATTATTCGTATTCGTTGAGCAATTTCGCCCTTACGAGCTAAATGAGAATTTTCAACAATAAGATCATCAGGAATAGGAACTCCAACTTCGCGTAAAGCAATAGCTTCTGCAAACTGCATTTCCTCAAAGTTATCTCTATTAGGAGCCGTACCAATAGTTACATCATACTCCCCTAAAGTTAAATCATTAATAATGACTCCTTCAGGTGTCATCTGATTTATAACCATGGGTTCACGATTTTTCATCGGGTCCTGCTCATTTGTAATCTGAACTAAACGTTCCTCTGTGTAGTACGCCTGAACCAGATTAAGTACCTTCTCTGCCAAATACTGTCGAGTCTTGGTCAAATTATCCAGAGGTACTTGAATCATCAAGGCCCCCCGGTTCTGTTTAGCCTTTATAGCTACCCCTGAAACTTCCGGGCTATCTGTACCAAGCATCGCATCACTAATACCACTAATAGTTTTAATATTTAGCGCTGCCTTCGTTGCAATACGATCTAAACCAGTAGGAATCTGATTAGGTAGAATTTTTGCCGGCGGATTAGAGCCTCTATTAAACTCCAGTACCAGCCCTGTCTCCGCTCCGTGTTCCTCCAGATCGTCTGCAGTCATACCGTTCAGAGATCCAGTCTCCACGATCCAACCACTATTGGCTGTGGTGTTTACAATATGGAGCTCCTGGGAACTGATTTTGTTTAACTGTTCTTGCGGAGAGATCAAGTTGCGTACCATTCCAAACGGTCGGCCACGCCGCCAGAAAGGAAAATACGGAACAAGGGTAAAATGGTCATAAGGTGACCATTCATCGTGCAATACAACCAGATCAGCAGTTGTAGTCCAACGTACTTTTCTAATTGTCTTTGTAAGAATCTCCAATCCAATTTGGTCTGCAAACTGCTCACGTTTACGTTTACCCCAGTTAGAGGGAACCTCACGTAAATCACCAGTTATAGAATCTACAAAGAACATGCACTCCTTCAGTCTGTAATATTGACGTTCAACAACACGAACTGAACGCAATGCACGGTTCTCCTCAGGATTAGTTGTATTACCTTGGTTATACTCAACTCCGGTATGTGTATTACCGTACCGCATCTCCTCATATTCAACAGAGTCTGTACCTAACGCAGAGCCCTGCTCAACTGTAATGCGGAGTCTATCTGCCTTTTTCTGCCCATAAGTCTCTTCAATTTCATCAAGGCTCATCCACCTTGTTTCAAAGATTTCGTTCCAGGTACGCGGGTCATAGTCCTTGGCATCAGGGTCTATAAGAATGTCCAAGGGATCTTTAGCTGTTATACGTACTTCACCACTTATATGATCATCAAAATCTACACGTACATCAAACCATCCACGATCTTGTATCAGACCATCCGCAAATACCTGAGCTTCAACCCATTCGAGCTTATTATTATCCGAAATCTGTATAAACAACTTATTAAGAACATCAGCTACTTCTTGCTGCCCACGTCCACGAGGTTTAAAATTAACATCCATCCTGCGTGTACTTTGTTCACCCAGGACCGTATTAATTGTAGGAAGAATGGTATTAATGGTCAGGGCAGGACGCCCCTGGTCATCTAATGCAGAAAGATCAGCCGCATCCCATTGTTGTCCACGATAGAACGCATCACATTGTTTAGCTATCTCTACATAATCCTGGTGCCCATTGTCACGGGCTCGTACATAGGAAGCCCACTGCTTTTTAGCTAGTTCATGCTCTTCCGCTTTTGATAATTTAGCTTTAGGCTTCTTAGCTACCATTACGCATTCATCGCAGTTTTGGTATTACTTCCCTTAGCTAGGTGACGCAATTTATCACGCCAGGAAGGGATATGTTGAACGGGTTCAAAGTAAGTTGCAAATTCAGTCATCATTAACCCAATCCATGCCAGAGCATCTACCTGATCATCATGTACACCATTGGGGAACCGGAGCAGTTCTGCTAACAGAGGCCCTACCCATATTGGACTCTTCGGAAAGTATACCATTCCCTGTTGCATACGCCCCTGAATCGCACGGGCTCTAGCTTCCTTGTCCCTTCGGCCAGGCTTCAAGTCACGAATATAGGCCTCATAGAGCTTCCGTTCCTGTATACGTTTCTCAAGAAATGGACCCAGCGCCATCTCTATGTGGCTCTTCTCTACCCCTACAACCCCAGGCCGCCAGGTCTCATACAGGTCCAAGATGCGCTCCACAAGCTCAAAACCATTCCATTTCCCGCGTACGCAGTCCACTATAAAGAGCTTGTCATGCTCATCCACACCCACGACCAACCCTACTGAATAGTCGTTCCGTTCCCTCTGCCCAATGGCCAAATCCCATGCGCAGTAGTACTTGAGCTTGTCATAGTCCAGGTCAGCCTCATCGTAATAATTGATCATCTCCCGATTGAAGTAATCGCCCTCATCGGCCACCGGATTCTGTTGATATAACGCGGACCAGTCCCGAGGGCCAATTGCACGGCGGATCTTGCCCAACGACTCCGCGTTATACCTCTCAGGGTGCAGGGCCTCCCCCTCATTCCTGAACTCTTCATCCTTCTCCGCAATCGCCGGATACTTAACTACTTCCCATTCATCAGCGCCATCGGCCGCTGCAAGCAGCAACCTCCCCGCCAAATCATCATCGTGCCATCGCGTAAGAATTATGAGTATGCCCCCACCAGGAGCCAGCCGTGTGTATGCCGTAGAGGTGTACCAGTCCCAAACCGCATCCCGGTTGTACTCAGACTCCGCATCCTCTCTGTTCTTGACCGGATCATCAATTACAAGAACATGAGCTCCCTTACCTGTAATACCACCCCCCACGCCTGCAGCCACGTACCCCCCACCTTTAGTGGTGAGCCACGCTTCAACGGACTGGGAAGTGGGATCCAGAATCGCCCCATTGAAAATGTTCTTGTAATTGGGCTCTCTTAACTGGTGCCGCACCTTACGGGAAAAGGACATCGCCAAAGAGCCAGAGTACGAACAACTGATAAACTCATGTTCCGGGTTCCTGCCCAGGTGCCAAGCAGGGAACGCAACACTGGCCAAAGTTGACTTGCCATGTCTGGGGGGCATGAACAGCATCAACCTGGGCGATTTACGCTCTACCACATCTTCACTGAACCTCTCGAGCCTCTGGCAAATGTCCTTATGCACCCAACCCGCTATATACTTGGAATCGAACCGCTCTACAAACGGCAGCACATGTTTACGTGCAAGTGTACGCAGTGCGAGCTCGCGTTGTGCAGCTTCTTCCTGAGTCAGCTTCTTCTGTTCTTTTTTGGTCAGGACAGGCTCAGGGGGCTCCAGCTTCTCAGCCTCATCTGCCTTGCAGTACACACAAAGTCCGTCGTCGGACGGAAATAATGTATCCGGATGTAGTGCCTTGCACCGAATGCATTCTGTCTTTTGCACCGTCACTCGGGCATGGTTCCTAGGGGAGAAGAAATTGGGTATGTAATATCTATATCACGGCCCTTATCTCCAATATACGCCATGCCTATTTGTCCACCAGGAAACCCCGATCCAAGTCCCCAATGCGGGATACTTCGCAACTCATTACCAAGCACCGTTAGCATTCTTGTAATGGGAGACATCTTCTTATACGCCTCTACTCCCACTGCTCTACCTTCATTATAAAAATCATACGTATCGGTAATGTTTCTCTCACCAGAAGGTTTCATTTCCCAATTAAACTTACCCAAAGCAGTATTTACGCCAAAAAATGCATCGCGGTCCTCATATTGCGCATAAGAACTAATGCTACCTCTCGTTTGTGAAGGTAAATTAGCTAGACCAACTTCCCCCTGCTCCTGTAGAGCTTGACCGCTCGCTACTCCTCCTTCCTGAGGCATGTAAGTACTACGTTCGTAGTTAATCTCCTTCTCTATTTTTTCAGGGGGCTCCCCTACAAGCACATATAGAAGGGGTTCAAACAACGTGCTTTCTTCCGGGGGTAATGAAGACGTATATCTGTCTATTAAAGATGCCCGTAGCTCTTCTTTTCGCGGCCCTTCTGCCATTTCATGGCTATACTCCCCCCATTCCGGATCATTTTTAGCCGCTTCCATAAGTACAGGGAGTGCCCCGGTAAGAGTTTCAATCATTCTTCTCCGATCTCTAGTCTGATCAACTCTTCTTTGTCCACCGCGAATCATTCTTTCATATTTGTTCCCTTGTTGTTCTTGGTCATATCGTATTGTCTCTTCAATCTCGCCAATCTCTTCGCGCGTAAAATCGTCTTCAGTAAAGGACTTATCCCGATCCCCAAATAACGTCTGCAAAGGAAGCCGCACGGTCATGGGAACAGTTTCCTTCCATGCCCCATAAGCTGCCTCTCCCATTGTTCCCAATAGACTAGCCATTATCTGGGCATAGTCCTTAAGGAAGGACGGACATAGTCTTCTGCATCTACATCCATAATAGTGTGTATCTCCTTACTCCGTGCATCCAGCTCCTCCCCCGAGTTATAAAGGGGCCACTTACCGGCATCAATCTCTTTTTTCCAGTATCGAAGTGCCTGACCCTCGGTCATAGGTTTATTGTTATTCACCCCCGGTACGAAACTAGGGACCGAGGCATATTGACCTTCATAAGTTCCAGACATAATCCGAGGGCCCACTGTAAGAGCAGTCATGGGCTTACCATTATGGGTAGCCCCTAACCCCAAATTCCCCCTATGATACTTAACCACCCCTCTTTCTTGTGGGGTCAATGTACCTTCTATCTGTTGCGCCACCCGACGCAAACTGGTCCAGTCCACGCGTCGTGGATCCGGAGCAAGATCCCCCGGAAGAGAGCCAAGTGCAGTAGGCTCAGCCATTACTTTTTCTTCTTCGGCTTCTTCGGTTTCTTCGGTGGTCGCCCACGCTTCCTACCATAAGTTCCTGGTCCATACGGCATTGGTTTATCTCCTATTTCTTCTTATCTTCTTCTTTTTGGTATTGGTAGTAGGGCTATCTTCCTTAAATTTCCCGCAGCATTTACGCTTAACCCGTTCCACTACCTCTTCTTTCTTAGAAACTATTTTATTGAACCAAGATTTAAGTCCCATCAGTTATCCCCTTTAGTAGTAGTTCTCCACGGGTCAGTTAAATTAGGGTCGGGCTTCACTCCAGGCACCTCGCCTGAATGGTCCTTGACCGTAGAGGATTTGTTCGTGGATATATCACGAGTTTTTCCTACTTTTGAAGATTCATCTGTATTAATACCTTTCATCCTTTCCTACCTCTCATTTGCCATCTGAAGGGCCACCCTGATCCACCCCTTAACAGATTTATATGTTGGCACACACAAAAACTAAACGCTTCACAGGGTAGCCCATCATTTCAAATCGTGACTACTCTTTGGTAGTAAATACTGATTATCCACCCCCGCTATCTTTAACAACTCGGAATCAGGGAGCCTTTCCAGTTGTTCTACTGAATCCATATTGATATTGACCTGTATCCCTTTCTCAGGACCTACCAGCCCGTGTAACCGGCACAGGGAATCTACGCATTTAACCTCTTCGGTAGCATTTACGGATTTACGGTGGGCCTCCATATACATAGTGGTGGCAACGGTCTTATCGAATTTGACATCCTCACGCATTTCCTTACGCATATGGTCCACCAGGCGTTGTACAGGTTCACGTTTGAACACTTTATACACATGTTCAATATCAACGTATCCCGCTGCACGGCCCGCGGCCGCTTTACTCATGCCCCGTAGATAAAGAAGGACCAGGCGTTCTTCCTGTACAGACAACTGATTAAGCTTGATATCTGTGTACGGATAATGGGACTGCATCCTGGCCCGATCTTCATCGGTAGGCGGTACTTTGTCCACGGTTGCGTTCATACCTGGAAGGCATTATATGCACAAAACCATGATTTATAAAAATTTTCGTAGAAATTTTGGTCTATATTGCTCACGCATGGTCCTACTATCACGCTCC